TTGGGCAGGAGTTGACGTTTCCTGCTCACGTTCTTGTTGAACTTCCCCACCAAAACGCTGCGGATATTGGTTGCGTAGGCGAGTGTCAATCTCTTTATAAAAATCTTCGTCAGTAGGGTCATAACCCTCTGTTTTTAACTCTTGGTCTATTTCAAGTGCCAATGTTGTCATTACATTGTCTTGTCCAAACCAAGGGTTTCGCCCTGCCCATTCAACTGCCAGCTTATCATATTGTGCTGTTTGTTGTTGTTGAACTTGTTGTTGTTGTGGCTGTTGGGCTTCTTCTGCTTCAACAGGTTGATACTGGTTACGTGTTACTTGAAGAGTTGTTGCGTCACCTTGTGCTTTATTAAGGTTTTTTTGTGCTATTACAATTCTATCAGTATCACCAGATTCAAGTGCCTGTCTATATGCATCTTCAGCCAATTCAATACGACTGTTGATTTGTGCTTCAGCAGATTCAAAATTCTTTTCTAACGAAGTTTTGATTTCTTGCTGTTGAGCTTTTAATCGTTCTTCTAGTTCTGCTTGACGAGACATAAGCTCTTGGATTTGCTCATCTCGTTCTTTCTTTTGCCGTACTAGTTGACGAATACGTTTTTGTGCTCCTGATTGTGGTTCTTCCACATCTTGTTGAACTTCTTGATTGTTTCTTTGTTCCGTATCATGTTCCCCAACACTGAGTGTATCTGCATCTTTTTGCCCAGATTCGTCTTCACTTTGATTGGTGTTAGTGGATACTTCATCTTCTGTTTCAATTTCATATTCAACTTTATTCTCCTTATTTTCCGGGTTAGAAGTGTCAACCGTTGTCCATTCTTCAGACATTTATATCTCCTTTTACGTCAGTTGCGACACTATGACGAGTTACGCATTTAAAATAATATTACAACATACTGTTTATTTATGCAATAGGTTGATATTACTTTTTCTTTTGTTTTGTTATTTTTTTCTGTTGTTCAATAAAATTTCTATATACAGAAGCTGCAGAAGTTTTTCCTGCAACCCTTGCACGTTGTTCCATAGCAATTGCTGCTTGGGTTTTATGTGCGTGTGTTCTGTTAGATTTTTTAATTTTAGCAACAGAAGCTACAGCATCTGCCTTTGTTGCAAACTTTAATCCCCTAATTGTTCCTTTAGGGTTTTCGTCTGTATAAAGGTCAGAGTGTTTCTTTGAGCCTACTGGCTGTCCTTTTTTTCTTGGTATACGTTTAGTAGCCATTAGTTAGACAAATTAAATGTAGGGTCTAGTTCTTTAGGGTCTTCTACAATCATAGAAATCTGGTCATCTGTTAAGAGTAACAGTTTAATACCTTTGTAGAAAAACTTTTGACCAGAATGTTTACCATAACAAACATAGTCACCTTCTTTACACCATGCACCATTAGGATAACGGTTAGTGTCTTTGTAAGCATCTTTACCTACTGCAAGTACTTTACCTACAGTTGTAAGATATGCAATATCTTCTTTTGTAGAGTCAGGAAGAATAATACCACCCTTTGTTTCTTGCTTTACAGAAACAGGACGTATAAGAAGATGATAGCCCGGAACTACTGGTAGTACTTCTGGGTCTGGTGTTTCTTCATTTGTATTCCATGCATCATTAAGAATAGATTTTTCCATTGCTACTGCTCTCATAATTACTCCTCATCGTCTTCATACATAACTTTATTAATAATATTTTTAACTTCTGCCCTTGCCCATTCCAATCCTGAAATGCGGCCTACAGAGTTCATATACGTATGATAATCTGAAGCACTTCCAGATGCAAGCGAATTTTTTACTAACTCTATTTCTTTTTCTAATATCTTATCTATTTCTTGTATAAGCATTATCTATTCTTTGAATCTGCAATCATTTTACTAATAATATCAATTGCTTTAGCAGCTTCTGAGCTTTCAAGATTATCTTCATGTTTTACCATATCTGCAAGAAGTTCTACTGCTTTAATAGCTGCTTTGGCATTTCTGTCTTTTTCTTTTTCGTCAGCTTTGAGTGTACCTTCTGCACCAATCTTATATGCATCAAGTGCCAGCTTCTGTTCTTTTAAGTCAAGGTCACGGTTCTTTAAAGCACCCTCACTTGCTTCTTTAGCAAGCTGTGCCTGTACCTTTTCCTGTTCAATTTGCAGACGTTGTGCTTCCATCTGAACCATTGCTTGTTCAGGGGTTGGACCACCCTGTGCAGCAGCTATGTTTGCTTGCATAACTTGTTGTGCAGCCGCCATCATTACCTGTTCAATTACTTGTGGGTTCTGAGCATTTGGGTCACCTTCTGGTGCTTCTGCCATCATCTGACGTGTCAGACCATTAACTTGCTCTTCATACTTCATTACTACGTGTTCTTGGATATTAGCTTGTAGTATAGGAGCTACACGTTGCATGATTGGATTAGCCCCATTAGCAGGGTCTTGTAAGAACATTGTTTTAATCTGAATATGTGCATCATGGTTCTGTCCTGCAAATGCTTTGATAGGCAGACCTTTAGTTGCTGCTTCAATATCTGTTACAGGGTCAAGAGGCTGTGCTTGTGGTTTTTCTGGAAGTATCCTGTCTAAGTTAGGAATGTTTGCTGCATTAAGCAATGTACGATTAAGTTCTTCCATGTTAAACATACCGGGTGGTGATTGTTGTGCTTGCTGCATAACCATCTGTGCCATCATTAACCTGTGAGCAGAGGATGGAATATTAGGGTCAGAGACAGGAAGTACATCTACACGACCATCGAAGTCACGTTTAAATACTGCTTCACTAATACCCGGAACATCATATGGATACTTAGGTGGTAAGCTTTCGTAGTTTATACGTGCAAGAATCTTAAATTCATCACGTTGTGATTTATGTAATCTTTTATGTATTGCACTAAAGAACTTACTAGAAGCTTCAAGCAAAGCCATAGTTGTACCAACTGGACCATAGTTAGAACCTTCTGTAATAACTTGTTCTGTTGTATCAGCAAACTTTTGACCTGCACCTGCGACAAACTGTAACATCTGAAACAAAGTACCTGATGGTTCTTTGTAAGGCAGAGGTACAATTGAACGAGATAGGTCCATACCTGTTGCTTCTACTTCTTTAAACTCACCCGGAGCAATAGGGTCATTGTCTCCTACTACACGTACACCCTTTGCTTTAAAGCCACCGGGAAGGTTAGCAAACTGACCAGCATCAATAAGATTACGCATAGCTGCAGTAGCGGACATTGTAAGATTACCCAAGAAATGAATAAGACCCAAGCCATAGAAACCAAAGCCCGGAACAAAACGATAGTGAGTAAAGAACATTTTCTTTTGTTTTGTTTTATCGTCTTCATTCCAGTTTCTACGAATAGACAATACTTTACGTGATGTCTCTTCAATAGTTACAATATAAGGACATTCATATCCATGACCTTCAATATCCAGATAACAATGCTGCTCAAGAAGAACATACTGCATATCTGTATCTGAAGAAGGTGATAGTCCAAGAACTGTATCCATCTTTTGTGTAAGGTCTGATTGTTCTGGAATATATGCATCTGGTAAATCAATTTCTGCATACATCCCTGAGTACATTGCATTTGCAATCTCACGAGGGCTGCGATATAAAACATGAGTATATCTGTCTGCCCGTCTTAGGTCTGTTGCATAGTAAGACACATAGAACTGGTCAATAGGTACAAACTCACTAACAGGACGTTCTACTGATGCATCATAATAAATCTTTTTAAAGGAACTACCAATAAGTGGTAAATGGAATAGCATACGTTCAAACTCATCAAAGTATTCTGGCATCTGCTCAGTCATTTGATAATTCATAAAGTTTTGTACACGATTAGCTTGACGTTGTTTATCAACCGTGACATCACCAAGAACCTGTGCTTTAACTGGGCCACTGGAAGGAAAAAGTTCTTGGGATGCACGGCTCTGGAATTTAACTGCAGACTCGATAAGAAGCGGATGTACAGCAGTGGCTGCACCCTCAAAAGGTTCTGTAGTTTCTTCCAGTTTCAAACCAAGCAGGTCAAAGCCACGTTCAAACATAGATTCCCATTCTGCACGAGACTCTTTATCTGCTTCGTATTTTTCGTATACTTCCTCACCGATACGTACAAGCTCATCTTCTTCAATTTGCTCGGCAAGGTTGGAATAAAATTCATCTTCAATATTAAACTCAATTACATTGTCAACATCAGACAAATCAAACTCAGATGTAAACTCTACTTCTAGTTCCCCTGTGCTAGGGTCTACTTCAAAGTTTACATTTGGAAAGTCTTCTTCTTTTTGTTCTATATTTAATTGAATTACATTTTCTGAATTAATAGGGTCATTTGGATTTTTTTCAGTAGCCATTTTATTTTCCTTTGTAGTTAAAGCCAGTTAATTGTTATTATATACTTATGTTCTCCAATATGCAACCCTCTTTTTTGTTCTTGGTTCATCTTCCCAATTAGGGTCTTCTGGGTGAATTAAGTTCCAACTGTCTTTCATATAATGTATTGCCATTGTCATACAGTCAACTTGGTCATCATGTGAACCTGCAGGAAAAGACATACACTCAGCATATAAATCATCTGCCCATGTTTTACCTTCTGGTAACCATACACGACCTGCTTCCATCAAAGCAGTGGAGGCATACACACGAGCTACCTTATCTCTATCTGGAAGATAGTCCAGAACGGGAAGCCCGGCCCGTCTCATGTCTTGGATTAATGATTGACCTGAAGCTTTCTTTTCTATTATACATACATCTGGTTTAAACTGTGCATATAGTTCTTGTGCTTTACGTCTTAACTCTGGATATTCAAATCTACCTCTTACATTACCTAATAATATTAAATTAGAAGTTATTTGTTCTATACCATATTCATCTTCTTCAAAAGAATTAAATATACCCCATGTTTGTATTACACTATAGTCTGCAGTACGTGAAGTGCTAAATGCTGTATCATATG